AGTCTGCTCGGCATCGTGAGGAACGTAGTGCATACTGATTTGACCGTGTTGCGACTGCCATCCCTTAATGACTTCCGCGACTCCGGGCGCACCCTTCCCCTCACCCGCAGTCCACTCCAGCCAATTGATGTCCTTGCGCGTAGGCTGAACCATCCAACCGGCCATGTTGTCACTCGCGCCGATGTCCCAGCAAGTGTATAAAGGTGCGCCTGGTTCCTTCTCAAATTCGCGGATTCTTCCTTTCGACCGGAGTTCAGTCATCATTGAGAAGATTTGTCCCGGAACAACGTGACGGTCACACTCGCTGATCACGGACGGAAACTGCTGCCACATCAATTCTCCCTGCTCGGCCTTCTTTTTTTCATACCAAGCCTGCCGACTGCTCGGAATGAACAGTTGATGCTCTGCCTTCAGTTCGTCAAAGTAAGCCTTCGTCTCGCTGTTGTGCGGCTTATGGCCGGGAAGATCGTAGCTCGGATGGTTCCACCAAGGGAAGAAATGCATCTTCCAGTCCATCTTCGACAGACTCTCATAGCCTGATGCCTCCAGTGCCATCTTGAAAATAGCGTAGCATTCCCCGAATCGGCCACCCTCCATCGTTGTCTCAATGTCGAGGATTCCGTTTGGTGGAACAGCGTTCATGCTACCTTGCTTCATCCTAGTTGCCTTGAGAGGAAACTGGCATGAGATCGGGCCATACTCAGAAATGTGCAGGCGTTGCGGAGTCTTGCCAGTGTAACTGACACCGGCGGTTTGTTTTGCCCCGTTCGCCCACTCATTCACCCCGGCAGAGTCCTTGACTAGCGGATTGGCCTTGTGGAGTAATTGCCAGCAGGCAGCGATCTCCGGGTTAGGATGATCCGGGCCATTCTCCCAAGCGAACTTGGCAATGCTCAGTTTATCGAATGCGTCCTTCTCAGAAAGATCAACATGGCCTGCTTGGTAGTTGGCGTTCCAGATGCAGCTATCCATCGAATCCAGTAGGATGATGGTAGACATCCCCAGCTTTCGCGCCTTTGGGACGAAGTTTCGCTGATGCCTTTCGCGGAGGAACGTCTCCTGCTCTCCTCTCAATTCTAGCGGTATGGTCTGCCCGTTCTCATCAAGAATCAGATACATATTCTCCATTCGCCATGCCTTGTCCTGCATCAGCAAGCGGATCTTGTCATGGAGTTCATCAGCCATTGCCAATCAACCTTTGAGTCAGTTTGTCTAAATCCCGGTTGGTCAGATCCCGGCATCCGGGATTGCAATCGCATGGCCTGACCGCAAATGAGCCTGAGAGGATTGCCCTTTTGACGATCCTCTCAAACTCTGGATTCTCACCGGGAAAGTCAATAATCTCGATTAGAGCGCACTGCGATTGTGGCACTTGCATTTAGAATGGAATTTCCGCACCGCTTTCCCCAGCGACCGGCACTTGACTCGGTGACTGGTAGGTGGTTTGACCACCTGACTGCTCCGGCCTGTCTTGATCGAAGAAGATGTTCAAATAGCCCGACCATTCTGGCGAGAGCGGCAAAGCATCCAGCTTGATGCTGACGTGACCACGCTCATCGTCCTTGAAAACGACTCCGCACTTCTGTCTTCTCTTTTTCTCCTGACCAGTCTCACGATCCTGGTAGGTTCCAACTGTGGCGACTAGATCGCCTATTTTTTTGTTTGCCATAATTCAAATTTCGGGGCGATAAATCACACTTGTCTTGGCTGTTTCAAAAACGATTATCCCTGACAGAATAGGAATACTTGTTTTGATTTGATCGTACAACCATTTCGCAAGATTCTCGGTTGAAGGTGGAATTGAAATGACATCGTTTAAAAATTGATGGTCTAGAGTTTCAACGATTGGATCGACTACCTCTGAAATTTCTTTGTAATCGATGACGAAGCCCCTTTCATCTGTATCGCCAGTGCATTCGACAGTGAATCGATATGAATGCCCATGAATCCGCGAACAAGGATGATCCGGCCCTAAATGTGGCAAAGCATGAGCAGCCTCAAATTTAAATTCCTTGGTGATCGTGAACATTGCTTTTTGCTTCAACAAAATTGGAATTCGTTCTGCGGTTTACCTGCACCGCTTGATTCTTCTAAATATTTGGTCAGTCCAGCTAATTGCTTCTGACATCCTCGGAACCAACCAGTGCCATCAGTGCTTTCAGCACCCGCCTCATGCGCCATCCACAAAAGTTTATAAGTATTGACTCTGCCAACATGGACTCTAGGAAAGTTTTCAGTCCAAGTTTTCAAATTACGCCATTTCCATGATGTTGTGCCGCCAACGAAGATAACGGATGCCTCTTTTGGCACGTCAGATGGAGTCATACCATCTTGAACCGCCATAGCCATCGGGACTCCAAAAGACTGTATAGCGTCTGCGTGTTGATCCCATCTGCGTAGAGTTTCGTCACGATCACCAACCCAATCTGGAACAACGACCCATGACGGTGACCATGCAGCAAATTGATCAAGATACCGATATAGCGGTTCCTCAGACCATTCTCTATTTTGCTGCCACGCTCCGAAAACCCCGTTATCTAAAGCCCAAGGAATCCCCTGCTTTGGTTCGCGCGGAGATTCTACCGAATGTAAATGCCCGATCTTTCCGCTGAATCGTCCCGCAAGTAATCCAGCCTCGAAACCGGTATTGTTTGACGGCATGACAATCATTCTGACGAAATGTCCTTGGCCCCGGTCAGTTCGCGCATCAGGCCCAGCAAGTCTGCTTCTCCTGAAACCTCGACTTTGTCAGGCTCATAATATCCGCACATTCGATTGATCTCTTTACCCGCTGAGATGCGATCTCGCGTCTCCTCGATCCCTTCTGCCGTTGCTATATCCAAAAACAGCCCAAGCATCTCAGAGCGGCTTACAGACACCTCCTTGGCAGTTTCTGCCGCAATAGTTGCCAAACGCTCCTCGATGTTAGGGTTTGTTAATAAGGTTGATGCTCCAGTCCTTGCGCTACCGTCAGTCTTAGCAGAATACCCAGCATCCTTGTAAGATTGACTGGCGTTCCCGGTCTGATGGTAAAGCTGGCAGAATTTCTCCTGTTTAGGATTGAGCGGCATCACTTCTTGTAACCAGACTTGGCTGTCTTGGTCTTACGCATGATCGTGCGCGTTGTCTTTTTCTTAGGTGGACGGCCCACTTTCGAGCCATAGGTTCCTTTTCCGTAGGGCATGATTACTTCCTTTTCTTTTTTGCGGTTTTCTCAGAGTCCTTAAACGCCTTCGCGGTAGGCGCACCTTTCGATCCGGGCTTTCGCATTCGCTCCCCGGAACCAGCCGCGATGCGTTTACGCTTGGCGTGAATGTTGTGATACAGTCCTAGTTTCATTGCTGTGTGAGTAATTTGCTTCGCTCGTTTTCAAATAAACGAATGTTCTCCTTGAGGCTTTTTATCTGGTTCATCGCTTCCTCGGTCAGTCGTTTGGGATCTCTCCAAGCATTCCCGGTTTCCTTTGCCCAGCGGTCGAAAGTTGCGACATCGTCCGGGAACATTTCAGCCAGTTTGGTGCATTGATACTCATCCGAATTGACTGCATCTAGGGCAGCACGATTATTAGACATCGTTTCTCGTTCGGAATCAAGCGTTTCCTGAAACCTTGCCCAATCCTCTTGTGTTGCCTCGGTCGTAGCGAATTCCTCACGGGCCTCGGCGACATATTGCAACCATTGGCCCTGTAGCCGGTCACGGTGCTGATCTACGTCCTCGGTGAATCCAGCAGCAGCGTTACGATTTTCCTTTTGCTCTTGTATCGCCTTGATTTCAGCTTTGACGCGCAACAAATCCTTTTCCACCATCCAGACTTCCCTAGCTCTGCCGGGAACCGGTTTCGATGACGGAGCAGCTAATTGCACCGATTCCTGACGCTTCTGTTCGCGCATCCAGCACTCACGGAGGAATGCGCCGGGAGAGTTGATCTTTCTACCTTTCACATCGCAACCACCTCGGAGATCGACATCGGCAGATAATGCCACGGCGAACTCTGACGGGATTCCCATTGCTTCAGCGATACCCAAGTAAATCCCTTGAGATGAAGAAACTGGAGTTGCTGCCTGCTTATTTGCAGCAGGAACCCCAGGGCTTTTATATTTATCTGCTTCTGCTTCTGCTTCTGCTTGTGAATTCTGGCGTGACACTGGCGTGACATCGTCACGCAAATCGTGACTATTTGTGACATCAGCGTGACTATTCGTGACATTTGCGTGACCACCATCCTGTTTTTGCCGATCCCGTTGACGTTGTTTTCGCAGTCGAGCCTGCTCTCTCCGGTCAGCGTCAGTTGCCTTATCCCGGTATGTCCCGTGATTCAGCAGTTCCCAGCCTCCGTTGATGGCCTGTATTCGTCTCCCCTCGTTGTCTGGTGTGCGACTATACTCATCTGGTGCTGAGAGAGCGGCCAGAGCTTCCTCGCAGTCAGGGATGCTTACATTGGCGAGATTGGCTAATCCTGGTATAGATGCCTGCACTTCCCCGTTTTTATCGGCTAAGGCGAGCAGCGTTACCCATACCACGCGAATGTCGCTGGACTCCTGCCAGACGGTGGAAGTGACGATTGAGTTGAATAGTTTTGTATACATTATTTCGATCCGATCCGGTTCTGATATGCCTTCTTCGCTTCCGTATTTCTTTGTAGCCATTGATAGGCCCATCGTGAAGCATCGTCGTATTCGCCGGTCACACTTCCAATGGTTCTCCATTCTCCTCCGTTGGAATTCTGCCGATCTTGCGCTAATCCGATGTGGAAGTGCGCTTGCCTTTGACTCCACTCGATCAACCATTTGTCTGTTTCTTGATTACTCATAATTCTATTGATTTTCCTTCTGTTAAAATTGTCCATGCTAAAGCCGCTGCTTGGGGGCATTGCCCATTGCCGATGGCCTTCAACCTACCTACTCGATGTTTTGTGCCTCCGGTGACTCGTGGCACTGAGCCAGTGTTGGCTGGATCAACCGACCAATCTCGCCAGTCCAGCTCAGTAATCTTCTCCATACTAGTCCACCCAACGGGCCACCCCATAAGCCATTCAACCCAATCGGGATTGAGTCTCATAACTTTGCCGTTTTCGAGTTGAGGTGCGCCTGTTTCCAACTCTGCTTTTTCACAAAGATTCCCTCTGTATTTATCGGTGCCGGGTATGCGATCTAGTGCAGCACCTTTATATTCTGATGATTTTGGCGTAGGCCATTTTTGTTCGCGCTTTGCCACCTGCACACGCAGTGAGAACTTTGTTCCTTCATGGTCAGTTTGCATCTCCCAATCGGTTGGCTTGCCGTGTTTAGCCTCTTGCGCTCGCGGCGTAGGCCACATAGCGACAAACATTCCCAAATCCTTGTTTTTGCCACGCGCATACTCTTTTTCAGCACCTGTTTTAGTTCTGCTGCCTTTGTCACCGTCAGTTGCTCGAGGCGTAGGCAGCAATCCAGATTCTGTCGCGCTTGTGGGGAGCGCCGACGTGATGCGCTCCCACAATTCCCCATTTTGCATCATACCCCATTTCGGCAAGATCACTGAGGACGGTTGTAAGTCCTCGTCCCACAAGCATTGGTGAGTTTTCCACGTATGCGTGTTGAGGTCGAACTTCTCCAATGATTCGCGCCATGTGCGTCCACATGGAAGATCGCTCTCCTTCGATGCCTGCACCTTTGCCGGCGCAACTGATGTCTTGGCAGGGAAAGCCTCCAGATACGACATCAACACGTCCTCGCCATGGCTTGCCGTCAAAGGTTTGAACGTCATCCCAGATTGGGAAAGCTGGCAGTTGCTTATCGTTCTGTCGTTGCACCAGGACGGAAGCTGCGTAGGCGTTCCATTCCACAGCGCACACTGTGCGCCATCCAAGGAGATGCCCTCCGAGTATTCCTCCGCCAGCACCCGCGAATAAAGCCAACTCATTCATCGCCCTCCCCTAGATAGTGTTCAATGATTTCGATTGCGTGTTTGGCCCCGTAACAGACTTCGGTTCGGAAACCTTGTTTAGATAAACTGTCCAGCCACCATCGCTGGGCGGTCGATACGCCACCCTTGCCTGCCCGTTTTGGACGGGCAGACTCACGCTTCAGTTCGATGAACAAGCCGTGATGATCTCCGCTGGGAACGGGTAAGCAGAGATCCGGCACACCGGCCTTGACACCTTCGGCTTTGAGTAGCTTCCCGGTGATGACATTTCGATTCCCTCCATTCGGAATCGCAAACAACAAATCCAGTGCCGGGTATTTCTTCGCAAACACCGTTGCCCAGCGAACTAGCTGTCGCTGCTCAACGTGTTCTGACGGTGATAATGGATTACGCTGCATCGGCTGAAACCTTATTTTCGAGTTCCCACGCCTGCGATTCTTCAGCAATGGCTTGATCCAATTGCCTTGAGAATTCGCATAGTGCATCGAATAGCTCATCAGTGAATGAATCGCGCACCACCTTGATTCGGAACGATGCCAGTCTCGGCTCGTAGCTTTGAAACCACCAAGACTCCGCGCCAGTAACGGCCATGCTGCCATGCACCTGATACTTATACACTTCGGGCAGGACTCCTGCCCTTCGGTATAGAACATGGGTGCTGGAGATCGGAACCTTGCCCTCGAAACCAGAATTCTCGCCTTTGAGCAGACCGTCCGGGGAACATCCAAACTTACCGTGGTTCGACCGGCAGAAACCGACATCGGTAATCTTTTTATGGCTCCATCTCTCAAACGCTGCAACAGCGTCAGGCTCCATCAGCGTCCCTCGCTTCATCGCCTCATTCTCAAATACTGAAGGCTCCCATCCCCCGGCTGCCTGCGCGACAAGTTTGCAGATCGCCTTCTCTCTAGCGTCCCGGCTTCTTTTGTCCGAATCCTTGAGCAACCAAGGCCCGAATTCAGAAGCGGTTAGAATCCCCTTTCGCAGATCGAACCACTCATCACTGCGTTGCTCGCAATCAAAAAGGGTGCATTGATTGAATTCGCTCATTTCGCCTCCTCTAGATTGATTTCCCAATTGAAGTCTCCGTCAGGCCCGTCTCCTGTTTCTGCTGGCTCTTCAATCTCTGCTGGCTCAATCTCTACCGAAGCAGCAGCGAGCGGTTCTTCCTGTTTAAAAGGATTGCCATTCGCTTTCACCGGCTCACCCTTCTGATATTCGGCCATGCGCTCCGCATCCTCTGGATCTGCAACGCTCATGCCGAATGCCACGCGAGCGCACTGAATGAAGGCTCGATGTCTAAGCATACGCTTCGGTTGCTTGTTCCAAGGATCTGAGTTGCGTTTGCACTCATCAAGGAATTCAGTGATCTCTACAGGATGAGAGCGATCCTTTCGGAAGATGCGGCAGGTCGTTGAAACGTGCCTTCCATCCTCGCAGTTCTCGATTAGTTCGCACCCGTCAAACTGATCGTGATCATTTGCGATTCGATACCATCCATCGCACGATATAACCGGGACGATCCCGCCACCCTTTTTGTCCGGGAAGGCATAGATTTCCTTTGTGAACGGATTTAATTTGTATTCGTTAGCCACCACGCAAAGTGCCATCATCTGCGAATCAGTTGCACCCCGGAAGGCGGTGTCCTTGAGAGTCGAGAGAAGTTGCTTCGGCTCCACTTGGAATTTGTTTGCCATGACCACCAGCGCACTGCGCTTCTGGTCACTTGTCTTTTCTATTGCTGTTGTCATCTGAATAATTGATTTGAATTTGTTTGCACTCGCCGTCGATGATCGCTTTGACTAACTCATGCGCTCTCACTGGTGAAATGCCTTTGTCCATCATGAAGTTCCGAACCTTTTGTTCTGTAATAAAACGGTCATCCTGATCACCTGAATTCGCTGCTTTCATTTCTGCTTCCATCATTTCATCAACGAACTCCACCACCGTCGCATGACGCGGATGATTTTGATCGCGGTAGGCAGCATAATCGTCATCTATGTCGCTCATTCGGAATCCTCCTGTGGTTTCAGTTGATCCACGATGCCGATTCCGATGTCAGTTAGCTGGCAGGAATACATTCTCCTGTCGCCCGGTTTTCTGACTCTAACTGCCAGATGACATCTTTCAGCCGTGTCCATCACCGAAGTGATGTTACTTGGAGTTACATTGAGAGCCTCGGCGATTGCGTGGCAATTGCTTCCTGCGTTTTCGCTGATGAAGCATAGCAGCTTCATCACACCGCCGGTCAATCCCGGTGGAATATTATTCGATTCTATTATCATGTCTGTTACTTGGTTTGGGGGTATTCCCCGTTAAGAATCCGCTGCTCGACTTGTCTAAAATCGCGCACCGAATAGATTTTTTTTGTGCGGCCCCGCTCTGGAACCTTCTGGCAACACGGCTTGATCCAGCCTGCTGCGATCGCGTCCTCTGCGATCTGTCTCGTTAGACCAGCGAATAGCTCGGTCTGCGTCATGGTCTGCCGGGTTATTGTTCTCATATCTCGCGTAGGTAATCCTCAATGCGATCAGCAATATCGTCAGTCAGTTCGCATTTACTTTGCGTCTCCTGAAACCTCAAGTCTGTGATCTTGAGGAAACCCTGCTCGCAACGGTCGTATTCAAACTCAACGCTTTCGCCGTCATTTTCGCCGCCAACGAGATACATCTCGTAAGTGCCTTGAATTGGTTGAAGACTACGCATCTGGCAATCCTTTCACTGCTGTTAGAACCTTCTCAGCGTGTTGAACCTGGTCGAAACCATTCGACTTCACCAAACGCTCCAGCGCATCGATCAGGATCGGAGCAAGCTCATCATTCCGGGCAAGATTGTATCCTGCCTCTTGCGCTTTCTGCTGGCAAATTTCGCAAGGCTCGATCTCAAACGTCACCGTTTGTGGACTGTTACCTAGAGCTAAATCAATACTTGGATCTGAACCAAGAATTTTCGCCCAAAGCATCTCGCCGCAGGAGCATTTTAAAACACTTGTGATCATTGATTGAGGCTATATTCGGCGACCAGTTTCCCTGATTGCGTCTTGATCATCTCCTTATCAATGTCGAATCCCATGCTTTTAAGATCATGGATTCGGGCCGCTAACCGGGAACAGTTGAATTCCCGGAACGCATACAGACTAGTGATTTTGCCGCCAGCAAGCAGCAATTCCCCAATTTTTTTTGCCTGACTATCAATCATACTTTACCTTTCTTTTGCTCTTTAATTTGTGGATCGACGAGTTCTAGCTCATCTTTTTCCAGCTTGGTTAATGAGTAGTTGAGGAGCATATTAGCTAACTCCTGCAACGACCTTGCGCTCTTCTGCGCGTTTGATGAAAGTCGGCTATGCGTAGCAATACCGACTCTGATGGGTTTAGTGTCCATATATTTATTTATCCTTAATTTAAGTTTTGTAAACAGAAAAGACACAAGTTTGGCTACCGTTTTGAGCAAATAACGTATACAATTGCGTAACACTCTCGATTGCATTATGGGAATCAAACTGACGGATAATATGAAAGGACTTATCTCCCATGCTATTAAGGCTAAGGGATTGAGCAAAAAACGAATTGCTGAATCGGTTGGTCTTAGTCAACCTTGGGCTACTTATCTCACTCGTCCTCTCAATAGCGGTGGATTGCGCTCTCTGACAGACGATCAGACCAAAGTTCTTTCAAAATTGCTCGATTTGGAGTTTGTCGAGCTTCTGGAATCCAACCGGCCAACGGAGTCAGCGATGCGACTAAGCCGACTGGCGAGAGAAGATCCACTGCTGAATAATTTGATGGTTTCGCTTGACCTCTACGCCTGCGAATGTGACCGCTTCAAGTCAAATAAACTCACCGATCAGGATCTGATCGATCTCGGAAGTAAATTCATTAAGATCGTTGAGAGCCGTAAGAAGAGTCCGCAAGAAACAGCACAAGAGATTCTTGACCTAATTAGTAGGAATTAATTAGCACACAATTTCTAGCACACGGTTAAAAGTGAAAATCTTCAAACCTTTATAGAATAAGCAAAAGGGGCATTAGCTCAGTTGGTAGAGCATCTGCATGGCATAACCGCGAGCGGCCCTGAAACCCGTATAAAATAAAGGATCTTGCTGAATCAGGTATTGCAATTTGTGCTAATTTTGCCCACTTTAGCACACGTTTTTAGCACACTGTGAAAGGCATCTACAAACGAAGGCAAACGTTCTGGTTTCGCTTTACGGCGAACCGCAAGCAGCATCGCGTCTCTCTCGGAACAAACGACGAGATCGAAGCAATCGAAATTGCTCACAAAATTCTCGCCAATCCCCTCCCCTATATCAATGGTGAAAGTTACGTCACTGACTTGATCAATCAATATCGGAAGCATTGCATTGTCGAAAAGTATCAGACTGAAGGATGGGCCGTCGATCAAGGCATTAGAATAACTGCCTTCTGCCGCGATTTTAAGATCCACCACCCGACACAAATTACTGTCCAGAGTATCAAGCGATGGTTGTCGCTTTACGCGAATGAGAATACAGCGATCCAGCAGCTTGCTATCCTCTCTCGTTTTACCCGCTGG